TCTGTAGGCATGATGAGGTACTGGTTACCGCTTGCCACAGACCCTGAAACATTCTTGCGGAAGTCAGGCAGTTGCACGGCTTTAAGAATCTTGTCCTCTGCCTGCGTAATAATCGTTGTCAGATTATTAACAAAAGTTGTTTCGTTTGACTCCGTATAGTCTTGAATAGCCTGCTTGAGAGTCGTAAAAGTAAACGCCATTAAGATGTCTCCACGGTTACGCGCCCAACAGCACCTGCCATATCAAGGCCGACAGTCTGGCTTCCAAGAGCCGTATTGCCTCCCCCGACAGGATCAAACGCAGACAGTGCGCGACTTTCAGTAAGGCTGTCATCAGGTCGCGGAAATCGTAACGCTTGCGGGTCGCTTGCATTGACATCTCCTAGCTTCAACTGTGGTTGATCTTGATCTACAACGTCTCTGCCTACCAGCAGTCCGTTCCATCGACCATCCTCAATCTGCCTAACCAAGTCACGCAGAGGGTATCTAAACCCTGTCCGATCACAAAAGCCAAAGGCTTTCGATCCCTTTGCGTAACTGCTCATAAATTGTTATATCCACCGGGGGCCATATACAGCGATGCCTTCTCTCTGGAAGCGTCTGCCGCCAGATTCCACTGCTCCTCGTACACCTCTTTCAGTGCCGGTGCTATTGGTATCGACTCAGGCTTCTTGCTCGCTATGTAATAGGCCAGCCCAGCTACCATACACGGTAAATACCGCGCTGGCACATCCATGTTGTTGGACGCTGGCTTTCCGCTGTCTTCTATCCTGTCTAGGTAGTAGTACGCAAACGTGTAGGTGGTTGTTGCGTCTGGCACGGGCCAAAAGTGCAACGTCAACCCTGCTGGCTTGCGCTCAACGTAATACTGTAGCGGCCTGCCCTGTGTTAGCTTGTTTGTCTGGTGGGCGTACTGGCTCACCGAAATTCTCTGCATAGTCAGGTCAGACTGCTTAGAGGTATCTCCTGCGTCAGTTCGCAACAGCCCCTCTATGATGTCTTGTTTTTCCGAGGTCAGGTCGTATGACGAGGTGCCTGCGGTCAAAGTTTGGGTAGCATCCCTTACTGTCCACAAGTTAAGACCACGGTTCTGCCATTCCAGCATTAACAAATCCAGACTGCGCCGTGCCGTCCGGTAGTCGTATCCGCTTCTAAGCTCAGAACCTGCTCGCTCAAACGCCTCTTCAAATATATCTGACAGGTCAAGAGTAAAGGCTGTTGTTCCGCTAGTCGCCATTAGACCTTCCTTCCTCTAGTCCTGCCTTTACGGGCCAAACCGTTCCTGCATTTGGCCGCTTTGGGTTTCTTTGATCTGGGTGCATTCTTAATCTGCTTGCCCATCTGCGCTCTGCTTATAGGCATATCATCACCAATTTTTGCAAGACCAGTAACGGGGTGTCAGCTTATTAGGCGGGTTAGAATCGCACTTGTGTCTGGCACGAAACGACTTACGCCTTTTAGGCTGGCTCTTCTTGATCTTCATATTCTTGTCGCCATAGCGGATGATTTTTTCTTTACCATCCTCACACGCTTTGACCACAAACTTCTTTTTGGAGTGGCTGGGCGTTCGCTTTGGCTTGTTGCACGACATGGACTTTTTGCTGACCTTGCCGCCCGACTTGTAATACATACGCATTACTTTCGATGCCTCGACGTTTTCTTGGCAACCTTTTTGGGTTGCTTTGAATGTTGCTTGCCTTTCTTGGTATCTGCGCGTTTTTTCCGCGTAGTCGCGGCATATTCCTTGTCGGATAAAGACTTGATGGCTTTCTCAGGAAGGTAACGCTCCCCCGTGGCCTTTTTGCCTTGGGTGCTGGGCTTGCCAGACTTAGTGCGCCACTTCTGCTTAGTCCAGTTCTTTAGGGACTTTTGCGACTTCTTGAGGGCCATCAGTCTTTGTATCCTCCCCCAGCTTTTTTGTACGCGGCGGCAGTCATTTGCGCCTTACGCGCAGACCATTGCCCCGGCTTACCACCCTTACTGCCAGCTTTTATTCGATTGAATATACGCTTACGCATTCCGGGCTTTGTGTAATTACCAGCCTCGTTAACGCGAGACTTAGCTTTTTTTTTGGTTTTACCGCCCGACTTATAATACTGTCTCATCAGCCGTAATTCTTCTTCAACTTCAGAACAACAGAGTAAGTATCAGTATCACTGGCGCCTGTAGTGGTGAAAAGAACGTCCCCTGTCTTGCCACCAGCGGCGGCATTATTGGGTAGACCTACAAATTCAGAGAAGTCCAGCGTATCGCCATAATCAGCAATTAGCTCCCATGCAAGAACATTGGTGCTTGCATCGCAAAAAATCTGCACCCCCATACCCTTGGTCGTATACCAAATGCACTCAATGTTGACGCTGGTACACGCACCCTTACTTGCAGGGTCTGCACTCAACGTAGATACGTCCACCTTAGCAACGCCAGCTTCACCTGTACCATCGCTGATATTGGTAAAGTGCATAACTGCTGTGCGGGGGCCATCTTCAATAATCGTGGTTGTGACTACATCAGCCATCTTGTCCTCCAGATAAGGGGGCTATGCCCCCGTCAGTTTATGATGCGTCTGAAGTACTAGAGATGCCGAAGAACTTGAGCACAATCACTGTATCGCTTCCGGGATCGCCAGAAACTACAAGCTCAACTTCATCGCCAACCAGACCGCTTGCGCCAGTGGTAAAGCCAGACATACCTAAAACGCCGTTACAACCAAAGAATCCTTTAAATCCAGTTGTGTTTAGCGCGGCAGAAATGCCATCGACATAACCATCGGTGTCTGCGTCAGTACCAATGTCGTTGAGGTTTACAGCGTTTGTGGAAGCTGTGGTGACCGCTACGGTAACGCCCATAGGGATAAAGTTTGCAGGGATTCCAACCGCAGTCTCTTTACCTGTCGTTGCGCCGTTGGCTACGGTAATCGTGGCCTCATAGGTCTGCAACGTCATAGTGCTGGTAATCGTGCCTGTTGTGGAATTTTTGGTGATATCTGAGAACCCGTTTTCAGATCGGACGGGGCCATTAAAAGTAGTATTAGCCATGTGATTCTCCTGTCGTGGCTAGAGTCTAATGTTCCACATGGAACAATTAGTCAGGGAAAAAGGGGGCCGAAGCCCCCGTGCTATTAGGAAGTTCCGGGCGAGCCGTAAATTCCGAGTGGATCAGATACGCCGAAGCTGTATCGCTCGCGAGCCTTGTACCGGACATTGCCCGTGTCAAAGTCGCCATCCATTGAAGTCTCCAACGCTGTTCTGTCAAAGTGCTTCATACCGTTCGGTACATCGGTAATCAAGAAGAAGGCATTAGTGTCAGTCAGGAAGTGATTGACAGAGTAGCCTTCTGGGATTGAACCGTTGTTGCGAAGGGCGTTGATGTCGTTGTCAGCAGTTCCGACTCGACCCTCAGTCTCAAGCAAACGAGTTGCTACAAACTGAAGCGCGGGTGGAACAATCAAACGACGAGGCCGTGCCGCGATCAGCAGTCCACGCTCATCGGTAAATGCGGCGATGTTAATCACAGCATCTTCCAGTGAGGTTTCATTCAGATCAGCCGCAGTGGCAGGACGGTTAGCATTAGTGCCACCGTTTACCAGCGGGTGAGCTGTGCTGAACAGCGTTACGCCGTCACCAGATTGGAAGGTGTTGAAACCGTTATTCAACGGATTCGCTGACTTCACTTGCTTGGTATGCGCCATTGCCCTTGCAAGAGCTTTTGTATATCTTGCAGACAATGAGTCATATAGATTGTCCTCCATTGCTTCTTCTGTGATACTGAAGCCGAGAGCAATCGTTTCGTGATTATACCTAGCAGTGAACGACTCTTGCGCCGAGTCATAGCTGATGGCCGCGCCTTCAGCTTTAACTGGTGCGGCACCGAAGCCGGACAGCTTTACCTCTTCCTCAAACGAACGCTCAGATGATTCAGTTTCGTAAATCATCGTGTGTTCGTCGTCATACCGCTCGTACTCCAATCCAAACAAAGCGTTTAGACCGGGGAGCAGTTCTTTCAACATTTGTGCGCGTGAAATAGCCATTTCCTAAGTCTCCTTAAACGCCAAGCTTGGTTTCGTAGGCGTGGCTAAGCGGAAGGTACGTCACAATACAGTCGGTGAAAGCATCACCTACCGTGCTGTTAGGCCCATCCACGAAGTCCACAATACGAAGCGGAAGCGTGTTGGTGGTTGCGATAGAGCCACCGTCAAGAGCGTTCTTGCTCCTACCGATAGCAGTTGAGCCAGCAGTGCTGACAGCCGAGACGTTGTTACCCAGACCAGTCTGAGCAATTGCCTCGTCTCCCTGCATTTGGAACAACAACTTGGGATCATCCACGACATAAGCCATGATGTCACTTGCCGCTGTTGAAGCAGGGAAATGTTGGTTAAAGGTTAACTGACCAGTACCGGGATCAGTGTAGGAAACGCCGACAAAGATGCCGACAGTTCCTGCCACGACAGCAGTAGTAACCGCCGCCTTTTCCAAAGTACCAGCCGCAACCAGCTTGACGAAATCGCCATAAAAGATGTCCGTGGCATAACCACTGGCAATCTTAATGTGGCGCACTTTTCCGGTGAAAGAACCGGAAGCACTAAGAGTGCCTACGGGTTCTGCACCCATCGGAGTAGCCGCTGTAGCCATTTTAAGTCTCCAAACTTAGAGTTAAGGCCAAAGCTCCCCGGTAAACCGGAGTCAACTTCGACCAAAGGTAGTCCGAGTTGACCGCTCAGGGTTGAGAACGGGCATTCGGGGATCGTTTTGCTTTAAGAAGTTGTTATCTACAGATTCCATCTGGCTGTTGGCAACTTGCTCGTAATGAGCCTCCCTCGCCTGCGCTTTAGCCTCTGGCTGTTTGCACAAGAGAAGTCCTCCAATCTCGATATTTCCCGCAAAACGGGAGTCGATATCAGACATTACCTCTAGTTCTGGATGATCCTCTGCCTTCACAGGAACCCAACCCTCCCGAAACTTCTGGGAGACGTTCGTGTTATCCGCGTGGCCCAATGTGCTGGTGCGTACCCACCTAAAAACCCATCCATCTTGCGGAGCGGGGTTAGGTAATACGGAGGCCGGAAGCCACGAATCACTGGCTCTTGTCTCTACTTCTCTGGACTCTGCGTCCCTGTTAGTGCGCTGTTCTGCCATTACTGAGCCTCCTTAATAAGCTGGTTGGCATACTGTTCAGGTGTTAGACCTAGCCTTTTGGCTAGACTTAGCTGAGTGCGAGTCAGCTTCACCTTGCGTGGCTTTGCACCGTTATTCCGTGAGGAAGGTGCAGTGACCACGGGTGGACTTTTAGTGGCAAATTCCCTTTCAGGGGCATCATCACCAAAGTATTCTGGAAACTTAGAGCGCATCGTGCGATCTATAGTTTCAAAGTATTCATCGGAGTTAGGGTCGTACCCTTCATCCCTAACAAGCCGCTCATGGACACCATACGCCAGAGCGGTCATGTCTTTTTCCTGACCAAACCACGAGTTATTAGCGGCCCAGCTAGCCGCTTTTTCAGTTGGCTGGGGTGGCTGTTGAACCTGTGGCTGTGGTCTTGGCTGTGGCTGTGGTTGTTGCTGTGGCTGTTGAGCGGCACGTTGCCTTTCAGCGTTCATTTGGTTCATTTGATAATCGGCAGACTGAAACTCAGACTGCGCTCTCATCATAGCCTCTTGGGCGTCTACAACCTTGTCCGTGTTTCCTTCTTCGTATGCTTGGCGATACTGACTTTTAGCTTGCTCCAGCGCCAGATTAGCCCGCTCTCTAATCTGATGAACCAGATATCCCTCGCCTTCTTGAATAATTGCATGATACTTCTTGTTTTCGTCCGCATACCTCTGTGCAACTCTGACAGCTTCTTCGCGCATTTTCTCAGCGGCTTCACGTTGCCTACGCTCTTCATGCTGTTGATAGCGGAGCTTGTTAATGCGTTTTTTGACTTTGTCCGAGTAACCTTCCAGCTCTTCGTCACCTGCTTCAACGCTTTTTTCCTTTGCCTCTTTGGCAGGAGAGCGACGATCCTCTTCTGGGCGATCATCTACGACTTCGACATCGACATCGGCTTTTTCACCGCCAATGGTTGTTTTGACACCGAAAAACTTGTCCTCAGTGGACATGGTCTGTTCTTCCATCTGCTCTTCGCTCATACCTTTACTATCCCCCTAGGATCTTCAACTACTGCTTCAACGCTATCGTCATTGATAAGGCGAAACTCCTTACCGTGAACTTTAAATCGCGTTCCACTGTATGAGCGCATTAGCACCCAATCACCTTCCTCGCACCACGGGCCACTTGGGAAGCGAGTTTTGTCTCCGTAAGCGTCAGAGCCCATCTTTACGACGAACCCACAAACAGAGCCAATCTCTTCAACCTGCATGGTTTCTCTTGCTTTGAGGATGCCCCCCTCCGTCATTTCGTCCGGCTCTGGGAGAGCAATAAGTAATTTGTAGCCTTTAGGTTCAGGCAGTTGCTTGGCAACCTGCGTGTCTTCTTCAGTCATAGTCCGTTCCTGCACCAGAGGTAGGTGTCTGGTGTCACCATGCGTTACCGTTTGTAACGAATTACTCGCGCTCTATCCTTTCGTCTAGGTCTAGTAGCGTCCTTTCTGCAAAAGCCAGTCCCTGAATAATCCCCACGTTGCGGGAGTATTCATCCATATCCTTGCAACCACCCATCGCCATATGGTCTGAAACCTCATTCATCTGAACTCTCAGCTCATTCTGTATGGTTGTTAGAAGGTTATTGCTCGCCTTTTTCGTCATCTAGGGTGTCCCTAATAAGATTGAATCCAGCTTTGAATCCCTCAATTTCCTGTTGAGATTCATCTTTGGAATCTTGCATCGCCACCTTTGCGGCGAGTTTTGCGCTTTCTAAGCGTTCATCTTGATCCATTCTTTCAAGATCAATCATGGTTTTGGCTTCTGCCTTTTGTGCGTCGACTTGAATTTTTGCCATGTCAGTCTGCGCCTTAGCCGCCGCCTGTTGCTCTTTGAGCGCCAACTCTCGCTGTTGCATTTGAACAATAGGATCTTGCGACTGCTGGGCGTTCTTTTCTGCCTGCTCCATCATCTGGGCCTTGCCTGTAAGCTGTTCAGCCGCAGGCACTGCCAATCTGGATATACGCAGTTCGATATCTTCGGGTAGCTTCTCATCTGGGCCGGGAAGCTCAATTCCCAACTCTTTTTCAATCTTAGACCTGTATAGAAACGCTACATGTTCTGCGATGTGTGCGGCAAATGCGGCCTCTATAGCCTTCTTGTTGGGCGCCCTTGCAACCATCTTCATAATTTCTGGGTTTTGCATTGCCGCCATATGAACTTGAATATGCGCTTGGTGATCCTGATAGATGAATGCTTTAACCGGCTCTCCGGTAATGATGTTCATATTTTCTGTAACAGGATCTGTTGGCTTGATGTCGTCCTCTGTTGGGACGATCTTGTCTGCATCTTGGATGCCCAGAACATCTAACATCTGACGGTGCAACAGTGGCAGGTCATACATCTGGGGCGCCTGAGCCGCCAACTGTAACGCCGCCTGATACTGCATGATCCGTTGCGCCATTGTGCCTGCATTGGGGTCGCTGACGGGGATAATGTCCACCCGATCATCAAAGTCTGTGGGGACAATCTGGCCGTCGTCTTCTTGATAGGGGTAGACCTCTGGGCCATAGTCCCTGACAAGCTCTGATAGAATCTTCAGTTCCTTTGAAACTGCGGCGTGAACGCGGGCTTGTACCGCGCTCATCACCTTCATCTCGCGCTCTAATACTGCAAGTGTGGTGCCAACCGGCGCTTCTCCGTTGATGTCTGAGGCTTTTACATCTGCCGCTGACGCAAATCGACGCCCTTCCTGAACAATATCGCCTAGCAACTGATAGAGGACGTTGCTTGGCTCCTTGTATGGTAGGAACGTGATGTTGTCACGGATTGCACCACCCGGAACGTCTACGTCTCGGAACTCTCCGGGCATGATGGGAGTGTCATCACCCTTTATTCGGAGTCCGCGAGATTTCAATCCACCCGGTAAGTTGGCGAGCGTTCCGGCGTCTACTAACTGCCTAAGCAACGATGTTGCTGATTTAGACAGTCCGCCGATCATATGTACTAGACCAAAGCCGTAGAATCCCAGCCCCGGTAAATATTGGTAGTGAACGTAATGATCCCGCTTCATCTTTACGGGGTCATCTTCATACCAGTTGCGCCGTATTGACAGGATTGTTCGTGATGACTTGTCAATGGTAACAACGTAAGGCAGAGCAATACCCGTGGGCTTGCCCTTATCTGTGTCTTCAAACCCTATCAGGTCGATGTCAACGTGCATCTCTAACAGGGTGTGCCTGTGGTCAAGCTCGTAGTTGTCCGAGTCTCCCGTCATCCGGTCATATTTCTGCTGTATCTCAGAGATGTCCGGTGTTGGTGCAGGCAAATCTATATCTGAATAAAACCCAGCAACTTGCAACTTCCTAATTTCGTTGGAAGTCTTCTTCATTAAATGGGTAGCACGCTC